GTTAGTTACTCGATTGAAACTAAAAGAAGAATCCGAAGTCATTGGTGTTCGTATGCGAGTTGAAGCATTCAAAACCCGCTTTGCTAAACTGGGTTCTAAAGTTGAACTTGAAGTTCCGTATTCAACCGGTATGTCTCCTTATTCTGGGTTACTTGATTTATTGGAACTAGATAAAGTTGTGACAAAATCTGGTGCCTGGTATTCATGTCAATTGCCTAACGAATTAGTCAAGTTTCAAAAGAAACAATTGAATGAAGAACTTGTACAAAAACTATTTTCGCATCCTATCGTTCTTGAACAGGAACAATTGATTGATGCAAAAATGGAAGAACCTGAATCGTTATCTTTTGATTCAGGAGAAGATAACGATGCGGATGAATTGATAACTATCAATAGCGAAGAGTAATTATGACTTTCCTATCTCCTATTGCAGATAATGTACATTTAGTTCTTGAATACATTGATAGATATGAAACAAGAATTGAAGAAGTAAAACCATTCTTTACATTAGAAGGTAGGAAGTTAGTTGAAGTTTGCAGAAATATTCCAAAGAAACTTGCGGAATTCAAAATATATGCAGCTGAACTAAAGAGTATTGAAGAACTATTATCAATCCGACGTGATAAAATAGAAGGAGTTAGACATAAAGCTTATAATGAGGGGTATTCTCGTCAGCTATCTCAAACTGATATAAAACAGTATATCAAAGGCGACCCTGAATTTGTAGAAATGTCTGAACTTATATTAGAAATCACTCACCTCCGTAATAGCATCAATGGAATTATTGATGCTCTTGATACTATGAATTGGCAAATGGGACACATTACAAAAATGGCAGTCGCTTCACTAGAAGAATACGTATTATGATTGTAAAAATCACAATTCAAAATGAAGTATGGTGTTCAATCCAAGGATTAGACAAATTTCATGTTGATATGCTCTGGGAATTATTTGGCCCATATGTTGATGGGTATAGACATATGCCATTATTTGTCATGGGAAGATGGGATGGACGAGTTAGGTTTTTTGAAAAGACTGGAAAGACATATGTTAAGCTCTTAACTCAAATCATTCCTCTTATAGAAAAATGGCAATATCAAATTGACTTAGTTGATAAGCGAAGTTATTATGATTTACCACCTTTGATAAACGAAGAAGTATTCTTAATAACTGATGAAGAAATCAATGAAGAAGAAGAATCGAACTTAATACCTAATGTTTATCTTCGACCATATCAAGCTCAATCAATCAATCTTTGTATTGAACATGGCTGTGGGTTTATTATTGCAGGCACAGGTGCTGGTAAAACGTTGATGACCGCAGGAATTTCTCATGCATTTTCATCTGCTGGGTATAATTGTGTTACAATAGTACCATCATCTGACTTAGTTGACCAGACTGTCGAATTCTATCGTGGTGTTGGTATGGACACTGGAGTATACTCTGGCGACAATAAAGATATTGACCACTTAAACGTAGTCGCTACCTGGCAAGCATTACAATATCAACCAAGACTACTTGATAATTTCCAAGCTCTAATCTGGGATGAATGTTTTTCAGGTTCACAGAAAGTAAAAACTCCCAATGGCGACATTGAAATATCCCAATTAAAAATTGGAGATATTGTTTATTCAATGAATAAAGACGGAACATTTATAGAAGATGAAATTGTAAAAGTTCATAAAAATTTATTAAAGAGCTCAAATTCAAAAATGCTTCAATTGAAATTTGATAATGGAATTTTAATTGAAGTTACAGAAAATCACGAGTTTTATACTAAAACTCGTGGAAAAGTTAAAGCGAAAGATTTAACTTTTGAGGATGAAATTATAGAATTTTTATAAATACTTTCTGAGTTTCATTGAAGCAAAACTAATGTCATATAAAAACAAAATAATTGAAAAAATTAATTTAAAGCTGAAAGAGCTAAATTGCGATGTAATTTTAATTGATTTATTGTACAAAAACAGAATTGGAAGTGGTCGAAAATTTTTTGATGTAGCATTATTTTCAAATGGAATTAAATTAAATTTAAAGTTATTTACAAAATTTAAAACAAAATTATTTTTGTTATATCCAGAATTAATTATTCAACAGTATTTAAGTAAAGATGAAATGCTCAGAATTGAAGCTGAAAAATTGCGAAAACATTTGATTGCAAAAATTGGAGGAAATGCTACAGCCAAAAGTTCAAATAGATGTTTCGACAAAAAAGGAGAAATTCCTTGGAATAAAGGCAAATCATCTGATGTTGTTCCATGGAATAAAGGTTTATCAAAAGAAACTGATATCCGTTTAGAAAAAATTTCTAACGAAAGACTTAGCGAAAAAAATCCTATGTATGGAAGGACCCATTCTGATGAATGGAAAAAGGCAAAATCATATGAAATGAAACAAAAAATCCAGAATGGAGAATGGACTCCAAATCCGCATAATAGTAGAACTAGGAAAAATATAGAATTCAGAAATATAAAGTTTAGGTCTTCCTGGGAAGTTATTTTTTATGCGGCTACTGGATATGAATATGAAAAAATAAGAATACCTTATATTTCTGAAACCGGTAAATTAAAAATTTATATTACTGATTTTTTCAATAAAGACACTTTAACTATTTTTGAAATCAAACCTTCCAAAAATATAAAAAAGGATAATTTTAAAATAAATGAAGGTATAAAATGGGCAAAAGACAATAATTATAAATTTGAAATTATAACTGAACATGAATTAATAAATTTAATTTCATATGACGATTTGCCTCATAATGAAATTGATAATGTTACTTTATTAAAAATAAAAAAATTTTATGAAACTACTATCAAAGATAGAAATAGACAAACCGGAAATAGTTTATAATTTACATGTTAAAAATAATCATAATTATATTGTACATGGAGCTGTAGTTGCAAATTGCCATGGTGCTAAAGCTCATGTAGCTCAAAAGTTACTGAACGAACATGGTGCTCATATACCATTCAAGTTTGGTGTAACAGGCACATTCCCAAAACCTCCCGCTGACCAAATGTCTCTTCGTGCTTCAATAGGAGATACTCTTATTGAAATCCCTGCACGTTGGTTGATTGATAATGGCTATCTTGCTGAAGTAGATATTGAACAAGTCTGTTTGAAACAATCAAGTAAAGAACAGTTCCCTGACTATGCAGCTGAAAAGAACTATCTTTCTAAAAATGAAGAACGAATAGAAGTTATTGCTGGCTTGATTATCCAATATGCAGAGCAAATCGGTAATACTTTAGTTCTTGTCAATTCTGTTCCGTTTGGAGAAAACTTAACACAAGCAATTAGTGGTAATGCAGTCTTCTTATATGGTGCTTCTAAAAAGAAAGAAAGAAAAGCTCAATACGATTTGTTTGAAACTCAGGATGATATGATTGTTGTTGCAACATCTGGTATTGCTTCAACTGGGATTAGCATTGACCGAGTTAAGTGTTTGATTTTCGTAGATGCAGGGAAGTCGTATATCAAAGCAATTCAATCTGTTGGACGTGGAACTCGTTTGGCATCAGATAAGAAAATGGTAAAAGTAATTGATATTTTTGCCGACCTTAAGTGGTCTAAAGCTCATGCCCGCGAACGGGTAAAATGGTATAAAGAATCTCAATATCCGATAACTAACTCAATCAAAATCAAAATATCATAATAACTATATGCTAATACTTACTGAATACTCAAAACCTTATTTGATTGAAACATCAAATGCCCCAATAGTTCCAAAGTTCTTTTGGGCTTTTTCTTCATCATTGCTTGACTTTACTTTACATCCACTTCATTACTTAGAAGAAACTTCTGGAACATTGATTAGTGTTGAAGTAAATGGGTTAGTTTTTAGTTTGCCATATAATTGGTATATTATGGTATCAGATGTTGATACACAAAAGTTAGATTGTATGCCACTTGCTGATTGCATTACAGTTGAAGCATATCCTTTGATTATGACACCTAATGATTCTAAGTTTAGAACATTACCAATTCAAGTAAAAGATGTTCATCCTAACATGGCGGTTACTCATCCTATGTTACAGAAAGGAACTGCATTATGTCATCCTGTTGGTGACTTGACATTAGATGATGGAACAACAACTATTATGAATGTAGTGGTTGGACCGCATGACCTGTATAAACATTTAGACAATATGTTATACGGTGACCTCATCTAATCTTATGATGATAAATACTTCTGTTAGAATAAACAACAGGAGTATATCACGTGGGCGTCGAAGAACAATTTTCAGAAGAATTTGAAAGAGCATTCAACTTTACAATGAAGCAGGAGATTGGGTCTTGGTATGACCCGAATGACCCTGAAGTTATTGCAGGTTTATGTGAAACAACATCTCAAAAAAGAAAGACTGGATATGTCAATCATCCAGCTGACCCGGGTGGAGAAACTAAGTTTGGTATAGCAGAGAATGCTAATCCAGAAATCAATATCAAAAAGATGACTTTACACGAAGCAAGAGTTATCTATTTCAAAAAATACTGGCTTGCAGCAAAGTGTGATAAACTACAATCCCCACTTGCGGAAGTTCATTTCGATGCAGCAGTTAATCACGGTGTCGGTCGAGCAGCAAAAATGCTCCAAGAAAGTTTAGATGTTTCAATTGATGGAGTGATTGGTCCAAACACACTCGCAGTTATCAATTCAAACAATCCATTCGATTTAGCAAGAAAACAAAACAAAATACGCAAACGCTTTTTCAAATCTATTGTTGAACGAAAACCATCTCAAGCTGTCTTTCTTGAAGGTTGGTTAGCTCGTGTTGAACGAGTAGAACAATTCATAGCATAACAATCAAATAATATACGGAGATACTCTATTCCATGTTAGTCACTAAAAGAAATGGACACACTGAACCACTCGATTTATCAAAGTTGCATGCAGTTATTGAATGGGCAGTGCATGGGGACAATGGGTTCCCGCCAGTAAAAGGGGTTTCGGTTTCACAAATAGAGATGACCGCAAACCCACACTTTTTCTCTAAGATCAAAACGAAAGCAATTCATGAAATGATTATCAAAGCTTCGGCTGATTTGATTTCTGAAGATACTCCAAACTATGACCATGTAGCAGCACGATTAGTCTGGTTAGCAGTTCGTAAAGAAGCTTTTGGTTCTAATAATCCACCTCATTTGTATGAAGTAGTCAAAAAGAATGTAGCTGCTGGAGTTTATACGTCAGAACTATTAGACCTCTATACTCCTGAAGAATTTGATATTTTGAATAGCTTTATTGACCATGATAGAGATGATTTGTTCAGATATGCCGGTGCTGAACAAATGAGAAAGAAGTATCTGGTTCAAAATAGAAAAACAAAACAAATATATGAATCTTTTCAGTTTCCATATATTCTTGTTCCGGCTATTCTATTTGGCAAGTATCCAAAAGAAACTCGATTGAAGTATATTGAAAGGTTTTATGATTTAGCTTCTCAACATTACTTTTCATTGCCAACTCCAATTATGGCAGGTTTAAGAACTAATGTCAAACAGTTCTCTTCTTGTACTATCATTGATTGTGGAGATAGCTTACATTCTATCAAAGCAACAGGTAATGCTATTGTAGATTATGCATCTCAAAAAGCTGGTATTGGATTGAACATTGGTCGATTACGAGCTGAAGGACA